CTAACTTCTTTCATGAGCTCTAACTTCTGTTTCGTGGTTAATGAGTCAGGTATTCCTGCTATAAAATCAGAAGTTTTTACATCTTTTGCTGCCTTTCTCATTTTAGATGCGGACATTCCAGATGCACCTTCCGCGTCTGGATCTCTTTCTCCTGCAGATACTATTTCTATACTATTAAATGAATATTCATCTTTTCTATTGTTCTTTTCTAAGAAACCAAACTGACCTAACCTATCAGAACCAACCACAAATACCACATCACTATATCCTTTCATCATAAGATGTTTCATAACATCTACAGGAGTTCTGCAGCATGCTTTATCATCTATATGATCAGCGTATTGTGGGAACATCATCTTCATATACTTTGCTTTAACATCATATGGTAGAGGATTAGACTTTGGATCGACAGATTGCGTTGGTATAATCAACCAGTCCTCACCTTTTGCCTGTCTTTCTACTGCCTGTATAAGTTTTTCATGTCCTATAGTAGGAGGATTGAATCTACCATATGCAAATACTACTTTCTTCATTGCTTAGTATCTCCGTTGACCCAGTTCTTTTCTACGTTGAAGTTTGCTACACTGAATGATAAACGATCTACTAATTTAACTGCGGTACTACCTTCTTGTATAGCAACATATCCTTCTGGTGCAGTTACAGTATATCCATTGTCTGTTCTTAGATATGTACCAAATCTTTCACCAGTTTCTAACTTGCGTATGAACATTTCTTTAGCAGACTGCAGTGCGGAGTATAAATTTACTGTACTTTTGAGTGCCTTCTCCTGATCTTTTATCATATCTAAACCATCATATAACTTAGCAAGTTTTGCTGCCTTTCCTTTTGGTGTCTTAAGTTTATCTGCTGCTTTTTTTACTTCAGATTCAAAATACTCTTCAAATTCTTTAAGAAATACTCTATCAGTAGGTAGTTTTTTACCTTCACGTACGTATTTGTTAAAGAATATTTTTAGTCTAGTTCCAATAACTAACTGATCTTTAGATTTTATTTGTTCTGCTACTGTGTCTAAGAATGACGATGCGTTTGACAATGATTTGACGCTAGATGTTTTTAATTTATCTAGAGATGTCTTCTCACTTTTAGTCAACAACACATCACTACCTAATTGACCTGTTTCTGCACTCAAAACTAGGACATTTCTACTATCATCTAACTTAGATATATCATATCCAAAGCTAGCAGTCTGACTTGCCATGTCTTTACCACTATATGAGGTGTGAAATACTACCCCTAACTTTGCACTTGCTGCTTTATCATACAATTCATCCTCTTTTGGTATGCAATAAGTTATAGTGTTAGGTTGAAATATAATACAGTCAGTTCCATTAATTTTTTTCTTTACTTTGTCATCAGTGTATAGTAAATCTCCTTGTGCTATACCTTCTATACCCAATTCTGGTAGATATTTTAAACAAGTTTTTAATTTACTGGCAAGACCTGGCGAACTGCCATGGTTATGATCTATATCTTCATTAGTAAAGTTGATTTTTGCATTGACGTTGAAGATAGATTTAGATCCTACAAAAAATTTATCTGTGCCAGGATATGTGCCACAAAATATAGCAGGTGCACCGTCCCATTTAGTAGTAATCTTAAAATTATTTGACTGTACCCCTGTAAATACTCGTGCTAACTCATCTAAAAACATAAAAGCATCCTTTGCACCTTGTTCTCCGTCTAACAAGATACTATCTTCTAGGTGTTCTAGGTGAGTATTCTTAGACATTAGAATATCTTTGCAAAAGGACCGTATCTTGTACCTTCTTTCTTTGCCATGAATAACATCTCAGTAGAGAAACTATCTAACTTCTTTTTTGATAGTGATAGTATCAAGGACAACCATGTTATCTGCTGTATTTTTGAGTTAGCAGTCCATGGAGCATCTAACATACTGAATTTTAAATTTTCATAGCATTGAACAGGATCTTTTTCTACTGTGTCACAACCTTTTCTTTGTATAGTAGAGATTTTTCTTATGATATCATCCTTTTGTCTCTCTAATGCATCTGCATCCATTGGATAAGATGTGTTATCTTTTGTGTAAGACAAATTAAAATTGTCTGCCATTGTTCTTATCACTAAATCAACAGTTGCTTTACCTAGTCTAGCAGCTGTTGCACCCTTTGCGGTAGGTTCGTATTTTAAATTACTAAAATCTGTAGAATTGTTTCCTTTTATTTGGAAATCATATGTGCTACTACCACCATCTTGGATAATAAATCTGGTGTCTTGAGAACCCATGACTATAGATCCACCTTTATCTGTTTTTGTACCTAAGTTACATTTACTCATTACGTATGTCAACTGAATGTCCTCTAATCTTTTGAAAAATGCGAGTTCGTGATTAACAAACTCTATTTGTGCGGGATCTCCTTTGGCAACTTTCTTCAAAGAAATACCGAAGACCATTGGATCGCTACTATTTTTATGTGCATTGAACAATTGTCTCATTAAGGATTGAAACTGCTCAAAATTTGGAGATGGTTTATCAACTATTTTTTTAATTTCTGCTCTTGCTTTATCCTCATCTCTAATTAACCATATATCAGCAGGATCCCAGTTGTCTTTACCAGAGACACCAAATTTTTTATTGACTACACCACTTATGTACGCCATAAAACCTTTCTCACGATTGAATTCTGTAACATTTCTATTACCAATACCGTTAGAACCTAGTAATGCTTGCTGTTGTTTATAAAAATTTTCTAACCATTCATCATCTACTGTATCTAAACCACCAATGTCTTTCCATATTTTATTAATCAACTTCATTGTATAAGTATCCTTTCTAATATCACTTACACTCTTGTATGTCTTATTACGTTCTATCCCTGCCTTGAAAATTTCTAGCGATGCAAGTTCCTGCATCTTAGTTATAGTCGCTGCTTGCAACCCATCTGTTTTTCTAGTTGCAATTAGATTTACTGGATGACTGCCTACTATTCCCTTAAAGGATGTTTGATTCCCTTTGTCTCTTGACCTGTATGAGGTCTTAATATTATCTACAACTTTCTGTTCTGCGAACATATAAACTGTTTTAGGATTTCCTTTTGCTCCTAAATTAGGCCACTTGAATACGTCTTTATTTCCCTGTTCTATAATAAAAAAATTTCCATCACCACCCGCATCTAAGAAGTCCTTTAATGCCTTCTTATCGGTGTCATTAGCATACTCTCCTCCTTTACCTACAAGGTTGAGGATTTGTTTCTTTTCTTTTTTTACTTTTCCTGCTGCCATGGTACTATTTAGAATTGTTTCCAGTATTGTGGGGAGAGTAAACCAGATTCTGTATCGGTTCTGTGCTTTAGAGTCAAAACAATATCACCCGCAAGACTAATTCGTCTATGTCTTCTAGGTTCAGTAGAAGTATAATGTTCAAGAGAACCAGGAAACATAATGAGATGCTCAGGTTGAGGTTTAATACCGTACGTGTCAGTGTTGTAAAGATTTTGTTCATTGGAAAATTTAAAGACGTCCCCAAAGAGTTCATTACTATTCTTTTTATGTAGTAATAGAGGATCACCAGATGCCTGTATGTAATACACATATGATATATGAGAACATGAGTGATAATGCATCGGAAATGTTTGACCAGGATCACATATAGTGAACCATGTTTTGACAAAATTAATTTGAAATTCTTTTTTGTCTATATTAAAATGTTTTAGGTACTCAATAGCAGACTTTTTAACCTCTCTGAAGAAAGGTGCTAGTCTAATGTCCTGATGTATCAGAACTTTACCATTCAACTCACCTGTAATTTTGCCTGTAGAGTTATCAAACTTACCATCCTCAAAACTTTTGTAGAGTGATGGTAAAAATCCTGATATTTTCTTCTCATATATTGAGAGTGGAAATATCTGATGTATATTAGAGGTCGTCTGCTGCACGGTTCTCTGAGTCAGAGATGTCAAACTTACCACCAGGATATCTCTTCTCTAACTTTTTAATATTACCTTCAATTACCTCATCAAAACTGATGTCAAGTGCCATACATGCCTGTGCTACGTACCACATAACGTCACCCAACTCAATAATAAGATGCTCTCGATTATCGACTGACCAAGGCTTACCTTGGAACACCATCTTTTTAACGATCTCCAAGAACTCTCCAGACTCAGCAGACATCCCAACAGCAGCAGTGGTAAGGCGTTCAATATTGGCACCCTTTCTGTCAAGTTCAACCAGACGATCAGCAAGATAGACAAAATCTTTAGAACTATCGCTTGTGACAGCATCCACGAAATGAGTGTACTTATCAAAATCTACAGACATACTTTTATACTTTTAATTTAG